CTGGGGGAACTTTAAAAAGACCTAGTAAAAAAGTAGGAAACAAACGTAGAGCTAGTTTCTGTGCTAGAATGAAAGGCATGAAACGTAAGCTAACTTCTGCTAAAACAGCGAGAGATCCTAATAGCAGAATAAATAAATCATTAAGAGCATGGAATTGTTAATATGAGTAAAAAATTAGAAAAATTAGCTGATGAAATGATTAACTTGAGTCCTGAAGATGGACAAAAGTTAGCTATGATAATCAGGACAAAAATGATGCCTGAACAAGCTAAGATGCAACAGCAACAGGGTTTACTACAGCAGCAAAACCCTCAAGCTCAACAACAAATGGCAATGATGGGTAAACGACCAAATAATATGCCTATGCCTAATACAAGAGAAGCTGCTATGAGAGGACTATTAAGATGATCAATAAAATAGCTAAACTCTTTGTTAAGAAAAAACCAACTTTTTTTGAAAAAGCTAAAAGTACAGCTACATCATATGGTTCTAAAGCTAAAGCAAAGGGTATGGACGCATTTGGAAAAATGCAAAAAAGTAAAATGTACAAAGACGCATCAAACTCTATTGGTGAGCTAAGTGCTAAATATAAAAAATTGCCTAAGAACTACAAAACAGGTATCAAAGTAGCAGGTGCTACTGCTGTTATTGGTGGTGCTTATGCAGCAGGTAAATCTAAAAGGAAATCATAATGCCACAAGTAGGAAAGAAAAAATATCCATATACTAAAGCAGGTAAAAAAAAAGCTAAGATGGCTGCCAAAAAATCTGGAAAGAAAATTAAAAAAGGTTATTAATATGAATAGAATATTTCCAACATCATCAGGTACTAATGTTAGTGGTGATTTGTTAAAAAAAGCTAAACAGCATATTAAGACTGGTAAGAAATTTATTAATAAAAAAGTATTACCATCGGCTGCTAAAAACTATAAAAGTTATGTAGCACCAACTGTAGGTTTATTCAAAGGTGCAGCTAATATAGCAACTGGTGTTGGTAAACTTGCATTAAGAAATCCATTATTAGCAGCAGGTACTTATGTAGCTAGTAAAGGTTTTAATCCAAAAGGTAAATTTTCTAAAGGTAGAAAGTTTAATGAATTTGGAGATGCTGGTAAAGTATTATCTAAAGGTGGAAAGAAAATATTTTATGGTTGAAGATAAAACATACGAAAACGAAGTAGATAAATCAGAAAACCATGGTGGTAAAAGACCTGGAGCTGGTAGACCTTTTGGTGCAAAGACTAAAAAAAATTGGAAGTCTATGGAAGAAATGGCTGTAAAATACCAACATTCTCCTTTGGATTATTTATTATCTGTGTTAAACAATCCTATGAGCTCACCTGAACGTAAAATGTATGCAGCTGAAAAAGCAGCACCATTTGTTCATGCAAGGTTAGCATCAACAACATCTAAAATAGGAACAGATGAACCAATTGCAATCAAAGTCTCTTGGCAAAAAGACGACTAAAAAAAAAGTCGCTGAAGTAGAAATACCTTATAAGCCAAGACCTTACCAACAAGCAGTACACGCATCACTTAAAAGATTTAGTGTTCTTGTATGTCATAGACGATTTGGTAAATCAGTATTAGCTATTAACGAATTAATTAAAACAGCAGCAGATAAACAAAGAAGTTTATGTGCATTCATAGCTCCAACTTATAGACAAGGTAAAGCTATTGCTTGGGAATATTTAAAATATTATACAAAACCACTAATGCATTTTGGTGGTAGCAGAAACGAGACAGAATTAAGAATAGATCTTTTTAATGGATCACGTATTCAAATATTTGGTGCAGACAATCCAGATAGTATTCGTGGAATGGGCTTTGATAAAGTTGTCATGGACGAATACGCAATTATGTCTCCAAGAGTTTGGACAGAAATTATACGTCCAGCTGTTGCTGATAAATTAGGATCGGTCTTATTTATAGGAACTCCTATGGGTCATAATCAATTTTGGGAAGTTTATGATTATGCTCAACGAGGTCATAAAGATTGGTATGGGAAACTATACAAAGCGTCTGACACACAAGTAATTCCAGATGATGAACTGGAACAGGCACGTTCCATTATGACTGAAGAACAGTATGACCAAGAGTTCGAATGCTCTTTTACTGCAGCAGTCTCTGGGAGTTATTATGGAAGATTAATAACTAGAGCCGATAATGATGGTAGGATCGGTGACGTGCCTGTAGATAATAATGTAGGTGTAGAAACTTGGTGGGATTTGGGTATAGGAGATTCAACTGCTATTTGGTTTGCACAAAGAGTAGGTAAAGAAATTCATTTGATAGATTATTATGAAACTTCAGGTGAATCATTAGCTCACTACGCAGATATATTAATGGACAAAGACTACGCATATAGTAGACATATAGCTCCACATGATATAATGGCTAGAGAGCTTGGAACAGGTAAGTCAAGATTAGAAGTAGCAAACGAATTAGGAATTGATTTTGAAGTAGCACCTAAGTTAGAAGTAGATCATGGAATAGAATCTGTAAGAAATACTTTGCCAGACTGTTACTTTGATAGAGAAAAATGTAAAACAGGATTAGATGCTTTAAGACAGTATCGAAAACAATGGGATGATAAAAACCAAGTGTTTAAGAACAAACCTCTCCATGACTGGTGCTCACACGCAAGTGATGCATTTAGATATGGATGTGTTCATGATCCTATTGATACAACAGAATGGGATAAACCAATTAATATAGATACAAAATACATAGTATGAAGAAAAATAAAAAATCAAATCAAGAAATATTATCAGTAGTAAGTAGAGAGATACATAACGCATCAGGTTATATTGGTGGAGAACTTGTAGCTAGAAGAAAAAAATCTTTAGAATATTATTTAGGATCACCTCTTGGTAATGAACAAGAAGGTAGATCTCAAGTAGTATCTAATGATGTTTTAGATACAGTAGAAAGTTTAATGCCATCTTTGATGAGAATATTTACATCAGGTGATAATGTATTTAATTGTGAAGGTATGGGGCCTGAAGATGAAGAAATGGCTAGACAATGTTCTGACTATTTAAACTACATCTTTTATAAAGAGAACGATGGGTTCTTAGCTTTATATACAGCATTTAAAGATGCACTAATCCAAAAGAATGGAATACTAAAAGTATATTGGGATGATGCAGCTAAAACTGAAAGAGAAGAATATACAAGATTAACTGATGATGAGTTTAATGATCTTGTTGTAGACGCACAAGTTAAAGTTTCTAATCATACAAAATACGAAGAAGCTATTACAGATGATAGAGGAAAAGAAATAGATAAAATTCCTTTACATGATGTTGTAATACATAGAACAAAATTATATGGAAAAGTAAGAATAGATCCTGTTCCACCAGAAGAATTTCTAATTGAAAGAAGATGTAAGTCCATTGATACTGCAAACTTTGTTTGTCATAGAGTAAACAAAACAAGAACAGAATTAATTGAAATGGGTTATGATGCAGATGTAGTAGCATCACTTCCAACTGGTGATGGAGATTATTATACTGAAGATAAATTTACTAGACATCAAAGCGTAGATTTTTCACATGGAGAAACTGATGGTGATAAAAGTACACAAGATGTTTTAATACACGAATGCTATGTAAGAATGGATGTAGATGGTGATGGTAAAGCAGAACTATTAAAAATCACAGTAGCAGGAGATGGTAAAAAATTATTAGATATGGAAGAAATAGATACAATGCCATTTGTATCAATGACTCCAGTTATCATGCCACACAGATTCTATGGAAGAAGTGTAGCTGAATTAGTAGAAGATATACAATTAATTAAGTCTACTGTAATGCGACAGATGTTAGATAATATGTATTTAACAAATAACAATAGAGTTGCAGTACAAGATGGACAAGTTGCAATGGATGACTTATTAACTAATCGTCCTGGAGGAATTGTTAGAACTAAACAACCTCCTCAAAATGTAATGATGCCTATACAGGCACAACCGATTACTGAACAAGCAAGTGGTATGTTAGCCTATTTAGATTCTGTTAAAGAAACTAGAACAGGTGTAACAAGACAATCACAAGGGCTAGATGCAAACACATTAAATAATAGTACAGCAACTGGCCAGAACCAAATTCTGACACAATCACAAATGAGAATGGAGTTAATCGCCAGAATCTTTGCTGAAACAGGTGTAAAAGATCTAGCCTTAAAAATGTTTGAACTTACTTGCAAATATCAAAACAAAGAAAAAATTGTAAGAATCAGAGGTAAATATGTACCTATGAGACCTTACGAATGGAAAGACAGAGTCAATATAACAGTACAAGTAGGATTAGGTACTGGATCAAAAGAACAACAACTAATATTAATGAACGCAATATTAGAAAGACAAATGTCTGCAATTAATTTACAACAAAATGTTCATGGCCCTATGGTTAATCTTAGAAACATTTACAACTCTTTGAAAAAATTAGTTGAAAATGCAGGTCTAAATAGTATAGAACCATACTTTATGGATCCAGAAGTTGGAGCAGCTCAAATGCCACCATTACCTCCTAAACCACCAACTGAGTTTGAGAAGGTAACATTAGCTCAAGTACAAGGTGAAAACCAACGTGCACAGTTAAAAGCTGAATCAGAAGCTAAAAGATTAGAAGGTCAAATGAGACAAGCACTTCTAGATTACGAACTAGCTGTCAAAGAAATGGAATTAAAATATAATACCAAAATTGATGAGTTAGAATTAAAACGAAGAAGTATGTTAGAAGCAGAAGATTTAAAATCATCTGGTAATCTAATGGGTAAAATAGTAGAAGGACAACAACAATTCTTTAACAATGGACAAAGAAACAATAATCAGGGAGGGCAAACGAGCCCAGCAGCTGCTGGACGATCCCCTTCTAAAGACAGCATTTAACGATCTCTTAGAAATTTATAGACAAGAGATTTTTAATACATCTTTCGCAGATGATGACAAGCGAAGAAACCTTTGGGTAGCCTTTAACATGGTAGATAAAATCCGAGGGCATTTGCTTAGTGTCATGTCTAGTGGAAAACTTGCTCAAGTAGATCTTGAGAATCTAAATAAACGAAGTTAAGCTAACGCAACTTCAAATTCGTCAACCATG